GCACAGACGGTGATGATGGCGTCGGTGCGCGCCATAGATCCTGATGCGACGTTGGGGGATTTGTTTACGGAGAAGTTGCTGGAGTCGTCGTTGAGGGTGGCGAACCATATTCCCGATTTGGATGGCACGTTGATTCGGGAGTGGGATGTGGTCCGCTGGGCGGACATGACGAAGCGGTCCGAGAACGTGCTCACATATCTGAATAAGGTGCGGGAAGAGTTGGCGGCTGTTACGCAACGCGGCCCGGAGGGCGAGCGGCTTATCGGGCGCCAGTTGACATCTCCGGCTGAGGAAGCGGTGCGTACTGAGCGTGCGGTGGCGTTGCAGGATCAGCGTGCCGTGGTGGCAGCGTCAATGGGGGTGGCGGTGGATTCGCCTATCCCTGAGGGTCGGCGAACGTGGCGTCGTTTGATGGCGTATATCTCTCCTGCAGAAACCGGAACTCGGAAACGCACACCCGAGTTGGCTCCCGATGAGGCCAGAATCTCTTGGGGTGCTGACGTTAGCGTGGTGCCGACCGATCAGCACCGTTACAACAAGGGCGGGTTCCGGTTCTGGAAACCACCGGGTGGTGGCCGCATTGTGGTGCGGCGAGAGACTGAAAGGTACGGCATTGAGTCCGGCTGGATACAGGTGGGGCGTCCAGACAACGCCGATGCGTTGATTGCGAGCGCGTACGGTCGGGACGCTGTGGAGCGTGGTGTGAATCCGACTTTGCGTGGTGAGGATATTCCTGCTGCGGATCGGACTCTTATCAAGATTGAGAATCCGTATCCGGAGGCGAAGGGTGTTTCTCCACGTCCCGGGGCGTCGTTGCCCACCGAGCCACCCGAAGACTTGGTTGTACCGGAGAAACTACTTGAGGCTGCCGAGTTGGCCATAAGGAGGGGGTTTGCGTCGGCCGAAATGATACTCAACTCATCCTTGAACGTGAAGGGGATTCACAGGGCTAAGCGCATGATTGGGCTCTTGGAAGACATGGGCATTGTGCAACCGACGAGCGGTCCGCACGGGAGAGTTGTGGTGGCGAAAGAGATTCCTGAGAACTTCGACGAGTTGGCCATGGACGCAGTTGCTGCGGAAAATGAACGCGCTGCCGCTAAGCAGATGGAGTTCGAGGACGCTGTTCGTGCCGGGGAGGTGCAGGATCCGAATGCACTCCGCCCGGCGATTCCGGGGGGTAGGCTTGAAGTCCGGTTCGATCCGTATAGCAGCACGGAGATAGATGATGTTGGTGCCGGGTTGGTGGTGCTTCGGCGGGGATTCTCCGCAACGGGTCCAAGGGACGCGTGGGATGACGTTTACAGGGCCATCGTGGGTCCAAACAGGACTTTGGATGAGGCGCTTGTTGACCCGACTGCCGGTGAGGGTGCGTTGTTGGAGTTCTATGCGTCGCATTTCCCTGCACGATACGCGACGGGTAGACCGCCGAGGTCGGCTGGCCCCAACCGCAACTATGTGTGGATGGGGAAGGATGAACTGTTCGCCATGAAGGTGATGAAGCGTGCGGCGACGTTGCGGAGAATCCAACTTGAGGCTGCCGCCGGTGATTCCCTCAAGGCTGCCGATGAGCGGTTCCTCACAAAGACGATGGGGTACCGTACCGTGGGTGAGGCGTTGGAGAACATCGACGACGATGTTCTCGTGTTGGCCGAGTTGGGGTTGAACCCGTTTGCCAAACGGGTGGAGACGGGTGCCCGAATAGTTGATGGGGATATTGCCCGTGAGCCAACAGCCCGGATGGTTCCGGGCGAAACCGCAGAAGAGGTCGCAGCCTTGGTTGCTACCGCTCAGGAGCGGATGCAACGGGTCGCATCCCGGCATGGTCTGGACACGGCGGGCGGTAAGGGGATCACAGCGGCGGAGTCGGAGGGGCTGGTCGATAAGGCGTTGGCTGACGTGTTGGCTATGGGGAAGCGTAGGAGCAAGGTTCGGTCTGTGGTGAAGGAGGTGGATGCTGAGGCGGCGGCACGTGTCGCTGCTGATCCTAATGTGCCTTCGGAGATTGCTGCGCTTCCTTGGACGGAGCGCGACTTGTCTGTTCTGGATGGGATCTTTGCTGATCTTGCGGAAGAGATTGAGGGTCCGGTTTCTCTCTTGCGTGATGATCTGATTCCGTTGATGCTTCGGTTGAAGGAGCAGAAGATGGCGACGGATGAGACGGTGGAGGCGGCTGAGAAGTTGTTTGAGATTCTGTCTGATCCGGGTCCGACTGGATCGTTTGTCAAGGGTGCTAGTCCAAGGTGGGGGCCTGAGACGGTGCTGGGCAAGTATGAGCAGATCGTGGATGACGTGAAGCGTTTGGAAGATTTCTTTGGTCTGCGTATCAGCGGTGAGGGGAGGCCCGACTCTGCGAAGTATGCGTCTACGAGGCAGTCGCCGATGGGGTCGGAGCGACCGTTCGGGCCGCTCCCTGCGATGCAGCCTTTCTTGAGGGAGAAGTTGCGGCGGGCCTATGGGGTGGTTCCGCCGGGTCCGGACAGTCCTGCGGTTCGAGAAGCCTCGTCTCGCTTCGAGGCGGGGCCGTTTGCGGAAACCGTCAAATCAGTAAAGGGGGTGCTGGGTAGGGTCATATCGGGAGCCGGGAAAGAACTGGTGGGCCCGTTACTGGATGATCCTGTGTTGCGTGCGAAGTGGACTGCTCTAGCGAGAGCGTACGCTGAGGTGCTTGAGTATCAAGCAGACGAAGTGATAGCGAAACAGGCCATCTGGGACAACCTCAACGTGGAGTTGGACGCGACAAAGAAACTGAGAGAGAACGCGCGGGAACTAGCGAAACAAGAAGGCACGTTGGCGGAAGAAACGGAGAAGGCTGCCGCCCTTCCGGCGAAACTGCAAAGAGACTTGGACAAGTTGTTGGCTAAGGAACGGGCGGCACGCCCGGATCTTTCTGGCCCTGAACCGGCAGGGTTCCGTGTATTCGAGGAAGGCGAAGGCCCGTTGCCGGGCGGCATGCTGGGTGCAAACGGTCCGGCACCACTGCTGGAGGGGGCCACGCCGACGGATGTTGTTCGGTCCATGGTGCTTGGTCACGACCAAGCCCAGTTGGAGTTGGCTGAGATCGCCTACTATTCCGGTTTGACCGAGCAGATGCTGGCGTTGCTTCCCGAGAAGGAAGCAACTGCGGTACGTAAACGCATCCTTGACGAACTTGCTTCTGACCCTGCCATCAACGATACTGTTCGTGAACAGATCGTGGAGAACGGTTGGTTGGGGGCGCAGGCTAGGAAGGCGTATCTTCGTGACCAAGGACCGGACGGTCCATTGCATTGGATGTACGGAGGCAAGACTACTACTGCTTTGGATCCGACGAGGATCCCGGCGGAGGGGCTACGCGAACTCCTAGCGGAAGGCACCCGGATGTGGGGTGCGAATCTGATCGCTTCGGCACCCGACCGGGAGGTCGCCAACCTGTGGACCGAAACCGTGACCGAAGTATTGCAGGCCGCGCAGAAGTCAACGGACCGGGAACAGGTCGGCGAGTTACTCGTCGGGTACGACAAGGTTCACAACTGGTTGAAGGCACAGTTGGTGGCTACGCCGGGGTTCGTTATGCGAAACATGCTGGGCGGTGTGACCAACATGTGGTTCAAGGACATTCCTCCGACGGAAATCATTCGGACTGGAAGAATGATGCAGAAGGCTTACCGTGCCGGTGACGGCGATCTCGTTGCCGGGGTTCGGGTAATGGCTGAGCAGAACCCGAAGTCGCTTTCGTGGGGGTACATGCAGGATCTGGTCAACACGGGCGCCCACTCCGGTGGTCAGGCAGCGTCGGCTGTGGATGTTGGCATGGTGGGGCGTAGCCGCAGAGAGTTCTATATCGGGCAGAGGACGATAGATAAGCCGGGTATGCGTGTGGTCTATTCGCCGACCTCGCCGGAGTTTGCCCCTTGGGCTGCTGTCAGGCACGCCAACACATTCGCCGAAGAGGCGATGAGGTTGGCTACCGGGATGCACGCCATGAAGGTATGGGGTGATACAACGGAGGACGCCTTGTACATGATTCACAAGTTGCACTTCGATTACGGCAAGTTGTCAGACATTGAACGCAAGGGGATGCGCCGGGTGTTCCCGTTCTATACGTGGACGCGAAACAACCTGCCGTTGCAGGTGGAGTTCATGGCGAAGCATCCGGCGAAGTACAATCGCATGTTCTCGTTGAAGCGGGAGATGGAACGCAACACCCCGGAGGAAGGAACCGTTCCTCACTATTTCTTGGAACCGTTCGGGATACGGTTGCCTTTCCAGATTTCTGGTGCCCAGACGTACTCGGTGCCCGACACTCCGTTTCAGGATTTGCTCCGCTACGACCCGTCTTACGGTGGCATTGGTAGCACGATAGAGCAGTTGGTGTCACAGGCGACCCCGATTGCGAAGGTGCCGGTGGAGTATTGGGCGGGCAAGCAGGTGTTTGCGGGGATCCCGTTCTCTGAGCGGTATCAGCAGGTTCCGGCTTTGATGGAGCGTGTGCCGGGGTTGATGCACGCGTTGCAGCAGATTGGTTGGGCGCAGCGCAGCAAGAAGGGCGAGTGGAAGATGCAGGATAACCGCATCTATCTTGTCGGGAATCTGATGCCTTACATCGGTGTGTTGCAGCGGGCTATTCCGGGGTTGCCGGGGCGGGAGAAGCGGAAGCAGGAGCGGTACATTTCTGCTCTCATTTCGACGTTGGGTGGTTTGAGTGTGCGGATGAATACCCGGTATGAGCAGGAGAGTGAGCGGGTGCGGCGTGAGATTGAGCGGCATCTTTCCCGGCGAAATCAGAGGGATGTGGATCAGCGCACCCGGTAGCCGGGACATAGCGGGTATACAGTATGAAGTACATTTCTCGTCAGCAGTGGGGGGCTAAGCCTCCGGCGACACGTAGCGGCAGGTTCACGTCGTTGCGTGGGGGTCGGGTTCGTGGGGTGGTTATGCATCATTCCGGCGTGGAGGGCGGTCCTAAGGGTTCGTCGGCGGTTCATGCGTTTGAGGGTCATCATTTGCGTAAGGGTTGGGATGGTATTGCGTACAACTGGCTTGTCGATGAGACGGGAACTATCTTCGAGGGTCGGGGATGGGGGGCACGTGGTGCGGCCACCAAGGGGTGGAACGCCAAGTCTATTTCTGTTTGCTTCACTGGTCACGGTGATACGAGGCCCGGATTGCAAACCCTTCGTTCTTTGAGCAACGTGGTTGCTGAGGCTCAGAGTCGTTTCGGCGGCGGGCTGTGGGTTTCAACGCATCGACGCAAGGGGTCGACTACGTGTCCCGGTGACTGGTTGGGGGACTGGGTTGAGGCGGGGATGGCTGTCACTGAGAATCCGTCCAGTGTGGACTGGGCAGGCATCATCGCCTACTTTGCGACCTTGCGAAAGCAGGTGGAGGGGCGCCCGTTGGGGCGTTGGTGGCCTAACACGAGACGTGGGGAGGCTGTGCGGTTGACGCAGCGTCGTCTACGGGAGAGAGGATTTTCTCCGGGCGCCGCCGATGGGGTGTTCGGGAAGCGAACCGCCGATGCGGTTCGTGCCTTTCAGGAGACGCAGGGTTTCTTGAAAGTGAACGGGGTCGTGAATGTGAACACGTTTGCGACCCTGTTCGTCCAATAGGTTATCGGTGGGGGTTCCCCCCACCTATAAGGAGGAAGTATGCCGAAAGGTAAAGGTTACGGTCCCACGTTTGAGGAGACATTCGGCAGTCAGGATGACCAGCCGTACAACTCTACGTCTTCGTTCAACATGTGGGACATGTCGCAGAAGGCTAAGAAGGCTGCCGCGTATCTGCGTGGCACTAACTTGGGGAACGCCAACTCTGGCGGACGCCCCTTCGGGAAGTAGGGCACCATGAGGGATGGTTCAACGCCTAGGGCGGTGAAGGCCAGCCAAGTTTTGGTCACAAGTAATACGCGAGGCAACGGGATCGGCAGTGTCGGGTCCCCGTCTAAGAGTGGCGCCCGCAGGGCGTTGAGGGATTAGTCGTGCCGAAGAAGCCGCGACGACCAGTGTACTGATCGTGCCGTTGAAGCGCGGCAAGAGCCAGAATGCGATAGCGCATAATATCGGTGTCTTGATTTCGGAGGGGTATCCTCGGGATCAGGCTGCTGCGATTGCACACGATCATGCTAAGCGTTCTAACAAGGGGAAGAAGAAGTGAGCGATGTACTGGAGCGGGCGGTGTGGACTTTTGTTCAGGCGTTCGCATCTGTTCTTGTGGTTTCTGACTTGTCTACGTTCAGGGGCGCGGCCCTTGCGGGGGCGGCTGCTATGCTGTCGGTGATGAAGACAGTAGCGCGCGACCGGTTGGGGTAAACGTGGACGCCTCCGAACTCTCCGTCAAATGGGATGCCTTTATGGAGGGTGAGGGTGAGGTGATCCAGCAGGAGATCTACGATCACCTGCAAGACATTCCTCACTTGTTGGATGTCAACGATGGCATTCATGCCAAGTGGACGCCGGATCACATGCTGGGGGTGCTTCTTGTTTTCAGCGAGGAAGAGGCGGAGTGTTTGTTTGATGCGTTCCGTGCAGCGTTGGAAGGGGTGCCGGAAGCGGGTGCAGCATTTGCCTGTTGGACAACTTCTTTGATGGGGTTGCTGAGGCAGGCTTTATCGGATCAGTGGTCTGACGACTCTTAGTCTCTTTTGATCCAGCCGCGCATTTCCGGATCGTTTGATAGTACGTGAACTAGGCGCGCCTTTATGTGGTCGCGTCGCCGGGCCAAGGTGGTCTTCGGTATACCTAGTACGGCACCGGCCTTGCGTAGCGACACTCCTTCGATGAGTAGGCGTTCTACGATCCACCGGTCTTCGGGCGGCAGTGCGTCTATTGCGCGCCCTAGTGCTTCCCTCAGGGAGAGCGTTTCTTCTAGGGATGCCAGCCGCTCGTGGGCGCCGGGGGGCGCCCGTAGTAGCCCTTCCATTTCGCTGGTGTCGCGCTGAGGGAAGAGTACCCGTACCTTGGGGCTGGTTTGGTTGCGGGCAAACCAGTCGTCAAAGTCAATCGGACGAACCTGCGGTTCCTTCATCATCCGCATCAGCGTACCATACCGGGACGTTTAGTTGCTCTTGGGCGATGACCCGTGTCTTCTCCGGGTCATAATCGGACGGTGTTCCTTTTTCCCACGCCTCGTCGTGGTCGATCCATCCAAGCATTTCGCATGCACGAAACTCGGGAACGACAGGACGCACTACCCACAGGATCAGTCCCTGCCCCAACTGGCGTTGCCTGACGGCGGCGTTCGTGCTGGTGCGTACCCTACGCACCTCTATGTTGGTCCCCACGTCAGGCAGGTGCCGGTAGGAGTTGTGGTCTGATTTGTGCCAGACGTGACCGGACCAGTATTGGTTGGTTACCCTTGCGACGGCCAGTTCTCCGACGCATGCTGCGACCTGTGCTGTGCGGTCGTCTTCCATACGCTTCTTGTCGTAGTGGGCGGCATCTCGTTTCCCCCAGTTCTCAATGAACCGGCGAGCCCCCACGTGTGAAGCCCACTCGTATTCCCATGGCAACAGTTCAACTAGAAACATCGGTTCCTCCGTCGACTTTCACTGCTGTGATCCGGACGATCTGTCCGTCATCATCCCAAGCAACCCCATTCAGGGCGTCAAGGGTCAGTTTCACGTAGTTGTCTAGGTCCCCCCGCAGGGTGCGCGCCCCGTGTGGGGATGGCAACACGTGCAGGATCGTTTCGGTTGGGCTGTATGCGACGTATACCTCCAAGGGGCCGCTGAGTGTTTCTCCTATCTGTTTCGACCACGCTTCTGCTACGTGGGATTCTTCTTCCAGAGTAGACTTGGGGGTAAAGACTTTCCCGCCCTTGCTGTGGCGCGGGCGCGCCTTCACCTTGGGTCTTCTGGATACGGTTATCGTGTGACCAATCATTGGTTGCTCCAAGTATCACGCCATGTTGAGGGTGGGTGGAAGGCTTCGACCTGTTCTTTGTCTAGGGGCGACTGGTACGGGCGCATCACGTGGATGCACGGTTCGCCGCCATTGAAGAGTTCGTTGTTTTCCATCAGTGTCATCGGGGTGCCGTCGTGCGTGTCGCACACGGGTGGTCCGCAGAACCCCAGTTCGATTCCTTGCTTGAGCCACTCATCGAACGATACCATCCTATTTACCTACCCGTTTCTGTGCGTTTTCGACGGTGGTTCTCAACCACTTCTCACCATCAGGTCGGGCAGCATACTTGCCGCCCCAGCCCACGTCGGCGGAACGGAGTTCCTCCAACGTGCGGGCTGCCGAATGGCCATCCTTTAGCATGGCACACGCCAAGGAGAACAGGGTGGATGAGCGATCCCCTTCGGGTTTCCCTGATTCTGGACGCGGACCATTGGATCTGATTACGGCTGCTAGCCCTGTCAGATCCCCTGCGGTACTGGTGACCCCCCAGTCTGTGGCTGGGAGGGCCTCAGGAGGGCTGTAAAGGGCGCTGACGGGCCTCCACGTTGCTGGCGTGCAGCGGCTCTGGTGTGCCAGTTTCACGAATGTTTCCATCGGGATCTCTGCGCCACCCGAGAGGATCACATTCCGGTCCGGTTGTCGGCCTGCCGGGTAGGGCAGCCGCACACCGTTGCCCCACCCCCTGCCTGTCAACTCAGTTTGCTTGGGGTTGATCTCCTTGATGGGTGCGTTCACCACCTGACACATGGCGAGAAGCCCGTTGCGAACATCTGCCGCTGGAAGCCCCCCGGTAAAGAACACCCACACATGGTACCCCTTGGAACGTGACCGTTCGATCCACCCCTTGGCACCCATGCGGTCCAACGCCAGTTCAAGGTTCTTGGCGTGGATCAGGGATTCCTCGTCGCCTTCGTCGAAGTCGACACACCCCCAGTAAACATGGTGGGTGTCGGGACAGAGGGGGTACACACCGATGGGTGCGTCAGCGTTGGTTAGGTGCTGACGGCACTCTGCTAGGAATGTCTCTCCTAGCGCGGTGACGCGTTCCCCTGTTGGTAGTTCCAGTGGACGGAACCCGTCGCTAACGCCGGGTCGGTCTGTTGCAATGGCGCCGCCGCGAAACAGTAACGCAAACGTCAGGGCCGGGTCGCTGGTGTTATCTTCCGTGTTCATTGTTTGTCACCTACCGATCCGGGTATCAGTTCCTCCCAGTAGGGATGGACTTGGCCGCAGAGCGGGTCCAGATAATAGACCTGATCCACGAGCCTTGCGGTGCGCTTGTTCTTGCACAGGTTTACGTTGATGGAGTTGGCATGATACTGCGTCTCCCAGTCTGACAAGTCCTGCCGGTCTTTCTGACGGTAGACTTCCAAGACAAAGATGGCTTCCTGCTCACCCCCGTAACGTCCGGCATACAGTCCGGCTGCCTTCCCCTTCTCACCGGCGCCGCGCCCAGCCTGATGGACAAGACCGACCGGGACACGCTGGGTTTTAGCCCAGCGTTTCACGGCCTGAGCCTTTGATGTCACACCCGTGGAATCGGAATCGCCGCCGGGAAGCAGTTCGAGATAGTCGATCATTATGAACGACGGGTTACATCCCCACCACTCACGTGCCTCTTCCATCACGTCACCCATGACGGGCAACGGTATGGACTCGTCCACGATTGCTACTCGGGACAGTTCCTCCTTTGCTGCACGCTCCAAGTCGGCGATTGTTTCCTTGTCTCCAGACTTCACGGCTTCCTCCACATCGGTGGAAGACCTGCCGCGAAGCAAGGAGAATAGTTTCATCACCACTAACTCGCGTGGCTCATCCATAGAGAAGATGACCACATGGGCTGCGGGGTTGTTTACGAGGTTGCTTACGATGCCGTTTAGAAGAACCTGTGATTTTCCGGTGTGTGACCGGCCAACCACCATGAGTACCTCGCCTCTCCCGACTCCACGGGATGCAAGGTCCACCTCAGGGATGCCCAGATACCAGCGTTCAGCCGGGTTCTGGATGAATCCCACAAGGTTCGTAACGACATCGGCTGTAAGCGACCAACGCTTCGGCGACTCAACCGCCGGGAGGTCACCCGCAGCGTTGCCAGTTGCTTTGGCAAGGCGACGGGTGACTTCCTCAGCGGAGAGCAGCCGGGGGTCAGCCCCGGATGCTGGCACTAATCGTTGTCAGTTCGTTGGAGTCCTTACCCGTGAACGGGCAGACGAACCAGTTGGGGATTAGTACAGAGCCATCCTTCTTGGACAGCCACAGTCCTTTACCATCAGACTTGCGCTTGTAGTCGGGGCCATTCATGTTGAAGTTGGCGTTGGGATCCATCTTCTTCTGCCAGTTGGGGTCCCACCAGTCGCTCTTGTTGTCCATCAGATCTCGCCAGATGGACTCCAAGGTGTTACCGGACGAACCGCCGGAACTATTCCCCGTGGGGGCAGCAGCCACGGGAGCACTTTTAGTAGCCCCGGAAACACTTTTTTGCAGCCTCCGGACACCCTGTTCAGTGATCTCGTAGCCGACACCCAGCGCCTCGTAGTTGGCGATCTCCAGTGTTGTACCCCACTGGGCGATCTGTTCGCCAATCTCTTCCTGAGACAACTCGGCATCCGCCGTGATTGTCACCGAACACGACGCCTCGGAAGGCTCGTAGTCACCCGTCTGGATGACCTGCCTCCGAAACACCGTGAAGGTGTTCTCTGTTTTCTTGGTTGTTGCTGTAGCCATGGGTCTACCTCTTTCTATAGTTGGTTCCATGGATCTGGTCCCGCCGAAATGCCTCGGCACGTTGCCCACGCTCCACACCATTTGGGGGAGCAATGCCAGCCACTCATAGTGAGTGGCCAGACTGGCAGGTTGGCGGCTATCAAGGTCCCAGCGGAACGGGCAAGCATGACCAGACTTGCCCATTCCGCTGGCCCAACATCTACGAGGGTTCGATGCACCGTCCCTTTGACAAGGTGTACGAACTCGAACTGCTGAGGGGTGTCCAGACTGGTCGCTGGGGATTCCCCCTCGGTACCAATCGCCCACGTGTACGCTGCGGCCTGCACCGACCAACGCTTCTTCTCCCACTCGGCGTGTGGTTTACGTCCCGGATTCTTCCAGTCAAGAATCGGCATGCCGGGTTCCTGCACACAGTCGATGCTGCCCTTCAACCAGATCTCCGGGTGCCCCTCACCCTCGGGGACAATCAGCAGGTTGAACGCGTGTTCCACTCCGGTCGGGCGCACTCCGGGACGCACCTCGTTCCACCACGCCTCGGTGTTCCTGAGGATGATGTCCGTTGCTGTCTGGGATTCATGGTTCCACATGACGATCTCAGGTTCCTTCCGGAACCACTCGCCGACAGCGAGTTCCTGCGTCTCGTGCATCGTCATTGGCTCGCCCGTCTGCATCTGTTCCAGCAGGCACTGTTCGATCCCGTAGTGGACTGCGGTCCCGATGGCGGTGTTGGTCGATTCCGTCGGCGCTGAGAGTCCTAGCAGGTCTTGGCGTGCCCGCTCAGGGCACATGGCGAGCGTGCCTAGCCACGACTGGCGTAGTGTGATCCGGTCGTCCGGCGGGGCTGCTTGGTCGGTTTCGGTCATGGTTGCATCCTAGCGTGTTGCGGGCATCCCCGATGGGATGCCCATGGCATGATAGCATGGCCGTCCCGGCCCCCCCGAAAGGGGGCCGGGACGGCACATGGTGGTCACAGTCAGGCTTAGTCGTCGCTGGGAATCACGGAAAGGTGTGGCCCATCCGCAGATTCTTGTTCCTTATCCTGATCTGCTCGTTCCAACAGTTGACCTATATGTTCCATTCCGTTAGAAAAAGAACTACTCAAATCATGGAAAGTATCTCCCACGATATAGGCTAAATGTTGAACGATGGCAAGGAGTCCCATGACTGCTTCGGCGATGTTCGCATCGTCTGCGAACACCACGTCTTCAAGGGCTTCCAATCGTTTGCTTGTGCTCGCGTCGGTCACAGAGCGCCCTCCACCACCGACTGGACAGCAACGTCGTTGGCTACAGTCCGAAGGCTGACCTTGATTGCATGGCGCCTAGCGGCGGCATACGCGCAGGACCGGAATCCTTCTGGTGTTCCCTGAAAGTCAACGCCCTGCTCCAGCAGACGAGGAACTCCGTCGAACCATTCGGTCCACGGGTACTTCTCCGTCCTGCTTCTGACCTGCTCGGGCAACTCGGTAAGGATCTTCATGTCGTTTCTTCTCTCTTGCTAGTGGTACATTCGCCGGGCGGCGAATGCTTCAAGGGCTGCGTGGTAGTTGCCACAGTAGTGGCCTCCCCAGCAGTCCCAAGACTTGCCATCGTCTGATGCCATGTTCCAGACGACGTATGGATCTCGCTCGTTGTGTTCCAACGATGCCATTACCGTCCCCACATAGGGGCGGGACCCCTCCCCGCCGGGGCTTATCTGCCAGAGTATAGGCTTCTCGCCGTTGGCTAATGTGATTATCGCCGACACGTCGGGGGATTCCCAAGTCGTAGTCATTGGCCGTCACTCTCCTTCCGGAACCTCAACAGTTCCTCTCTTGTGAATGTTCCATCCTCATAGTACGGGCGCGGCCTCGTTGGCAACCTGTTCGCCTTCCGACGTTGCGCCTCATACTCTGTGTTCGCTGCCCTGCATTCCCCGCACCGACACAGGCCACGCTTGTACGCCGTGTACCCATGCTTGACACGCATCATGCGAATCATTGGACGTGCAGCAGGTCCATTGCCCGCTTGGCAAGTGGGGCCTTCCCATTCAGGTTGAGTTCAAGCGCCCTCACCTTGCTGTGATGCCCCTTCCTGTTGCGTCCGATCAGGCGGTGCTGCTCGGCGCCCTGAACGGCGTTGTACGCCATCCACTTGTTGCCGGGACCCCACTCCTGACGTTCCTCCTTCCACGCTGAACGACACGCCCCCTGACTGGTCAACCGCAGATCCACCATCCGTTCGGTCATCTCCTTGTGGTCAATGGGTAGCAGTACGCTGACCAGATGCTCGAACTGTGCGTCAGCGAACTCCTGATCCCGCATGATCTTCGCCATGGTGGAGAAGGTTCCGGCCCGGCGACGTGCCCCTTCGAGGATGTTGATCCTCATCTCAAGGAGAGCGTCATGGTTCTTACTGTGCTTGACCTTGATGAGCGGGGTTTCGCTAATCAACTGGTTCTGACAGAACAACCGATAGTTCAGGTCGTACACGGCTGTTGACCATGACCCGTTCAGCGATGACAGCCAACATATCTGCGGCTGGATGACATCATCCGGACCGATCTCTACAGGATCAATCAGATCCTGAGTGAGCGCCACCTTCTCCCCGCCGCCGAACAACGTGCATGACGTGGCGGAGTTGGGGAACATGGTTTCGGCCATGTCTGCAATCAGGGAGTAGCCCTCCCACTCTGGGTAGGCGTAGGAGTGCAGGCCGAGTATCTTGTTGGTATCCGGCCTGACTACATACTTATTCAGTGGCTTTCCCGTGTACTTGCCGTCCTGTGCCCTTGGTGTACACAAGTCGCCGGAGGCGTCAACAAATCCGGCTGGCTGGTATGTCACGTCAAACAAGGCTCCCGCCTCTGCCATTACTGTTTGCGCCGACTGCGTGTCGCTCTTGGCGACAAGCAGGTGGTGCCCTCTGTGGTTGTCGAAGTGATTCCGCATGGGGATCACCCTTTCTGTGAGGAGAACCTCACGTTGTTTATGCCGGTCAGACACATGCCGCATTCGACGCATGCCCCCCGGCCTGTACCCTCGCTACCCCACACAACCATCGGGATCTTTCCCGTTAGTTCGGGGCAACGAGGTCCTGTGCGCTCGCCCTTGAATCGGGCGGCGAGTTCTTCTGTTTCGTCCCATGTGTCACCACAGAACGCAAACTTGAGAGGCTTGTTGAGCCTACGGCCCACTTGGTGCCTGTTGTGTATTTCCAGCGCAGCGTCCACGTTGCAGTTGTCGACGCTGAGGTAGACGGTCAGGTTGGGCTGGAATAGCAGGCACCAGACGACATCGAAGTTGCGGGTGTACAACCAGAACTGGACGTGGGGGCGTTCCTCTGCCTGCCTGCGTATCGCCATAGCGAACTCCTTGCTGGGTATGTCGCCGTCCCAGAACCAGCGAAACACGGGTGCCACCCCACGCTTGTCGCAAGCCCTCTCAAACTCGTCCAACATGTCGTCCATGGCGTTGCATAGTCCCCACGACGACTTGCTGAACTTCTGGTACACGGACCAGTTGTGCGCCAGAAGATTCCTCACACCCGGAAAGGTTTCCAACTTGCTGGCATAGCAGGTGCCGGGCCAGCACCACTCGGTTGCGTTCTCGCACGAGTAGTCCGGGCCTGATGGCAGTCCGAAAGCATTCGCTAACGGCTCGGCACCATTGACTCCCTTACCCTTACGGTGTCGG